ACTACATATGCTTTTGGATATACAGGGCTTAATTTGGTCTCAACATCTGCAGTTATTTGTGTAATATCACCAAAACCAAATGAATTTATTTGGGGATGGTAGTATGATATACCGCTAAGATCTTGAATTATTGTTTTATAATTAACTAGCATCTATAATATAAATATAAAAAATCCATTATTTATTCTGTCTTTGAGCTTCTTTTTGTAAACGATTTTGCTCTTTGTCATAGTCAATCAGAAAGGCTGTTTGATTTAAAACCTCCATTACTGTTTTGTTGTAGACATATTCGTGTTTTGTAAAATCGTTTCCAGCAATTTTGTTGACGATAACGTACCATCCGTAGATTTTTTGGAACGTCTTATTGCTGCCCATATCCATTTTCTCAGATTCCAAACCATTTTGATCTTCATCCATATCGATAGATTCTGCATCGAAGATAGATGGGAATAACTTAAATATCTGCTTACGAACTTGATAAAAAAAAACTGTGCGCCTAAAACGTACTTGATGTCTAGCTTCTTTTTAAATAGTTCTGCTCGTATCTTCATTGTATCTACATTATACTTTTCAATTGTATAATCGTGTTCAGATCGTTCTTCTAGAATTGGTCTGTACATAATTGCAGCTAATATGTGCATTAGATCCAATAACTCTTCTGGTTTCTTCGTTGATATTGTATCTAGGTCAACAAATTCTGCGAATGTTAAATCTCTCCAGTTAGGAAAGAACCCATACTGCACACCATCTAATTCAAATCTATCTTTAAATTCTGGTTTTTCTAATGGTAATGATCCCATAATTTCTGCAGCCAATAGATAGACCTCTTCATAATCTGTGTCTAATAAATCTTGTAAGGGTGCATCACAAACAATACTTACAACCTTTGCTGCAAAGTATTCATCTTTAAATAAGTCTTTTACCTTATATATTTTAACATAGTTTTCTATGTTTATAAATTCCGGTACTTTGTATTCAATATCTTCAATCTTAAATTTAAGCATATATATGTATATATTGTTTTATAATGTGGCCAAAGCATAACGTCCTGTAGCTTTTGTGCTCTTTATTTCTGGTAACATACGCATCATAAATGCGTCAGATAAGTCAGGTGACTTACCTAATATCTTTTTCATATCTTCTTTTGACTGTACACCAACCTTATTATCTTTATCCACATCCTTTAATTTAATGGCTAATAGTTCCTGAGTCAACTCATCAATGCTAGATGGGTCTAAAATATTAATTGATATTTTTCCTTCTTTAAATAACTCAGATAGTTTTACATAACATTGTGATTTAAGGTTTGTAAAATTCTGGTTATGTAACGCTTTTGCATTGTTAACAAAATTGGTTGCTCTAAGAATATCAGCCGTACCTCCGCCGACACCATCAGAATCCACAATGATGTTTGATGGATGCACCCCGTATTTCGCTATTAGCTCTTGAATTTCGGACGATAATTCAACGGTTGATAGTTTGGTATAGATCTTCATATCTATCGCCACCAGACCGCTCCAAACGATCGCTACGGACCTATCTGATCCAAACCTAGCTACGTCTAATGAGATATACTTCTTATCTTGTGGTTGAGGTGTAAATTTAAACACTGATTCTGTAATTGAATCAAATTCAAATAAACTATCTAAATCTGTCTCATAATTCCAATCACCTTCTAGCAGACGTTTACGTTGAGCTGGTGGTAATTCTTTTAGCATCTGTATATATGATGCTGGTAAGTGTGGATTGTCAAGTGGTAGTGCTGGTATAAATGCTTTGTTTTCATCCAATGTTTCTTGTACATAAGGTATAAAGAATAGTTTCTTTAACCAAGTTTGTCCAGGGTTGGATGTTAATAACATCTTAGGAATTAGATTATATTGTGTTAATTTATAACGAATCCTAGATTTTAAGATATATCTCTGACTTATTATAGAAAGTAATAATATTAGATTGACCATTGTATGTATAATGCTCACCAGATTTTAATCCCATTCTTTGTAATACTTCAAATAAAGTATTGAGTGTGGTCATCTTAAGTTGTTGCAATACCGTTCTTCCAATCAATGTTCTGATACCAGGATATTGAATGCAGATGGTTGCAATCCATAATGTACCGATAAATGACTTACCGCCACCGGCTGATCCACCAAAACATATCTCAGTTGTGCTATTGTCCATCAATAGTTTCCAAGCTTGAGATTGCTTCTTAGTTAAATTAATATCTATATCCATAGTCAAAAACGAAACGTTGCACAGTCAATGCGCAAAAAAATTATTCTGTTATGTTAATGTTAATCGCGATCGGTTGACCATTACTGGTTACATCCACCTTTTTAACCTCCAGTTGATGTATCTTAGCAATATCAGCCAGAGTTTCGCGCTCAACTCGTTTATTATTATCTTCACGAGCCCTCTTAAGTAAATCATATAATTGATTTAAATGGTTTTCTAGAATCTCTTCATTATTCTGTTGGAACCTTTCTTTTAATCTGGTTCTAGCCTCTTTCCATAAGTTCTCGGCTTGTCTGGGTGTTATGTTAAATTCTCTAGCAGCTTTGGTTCTAAACTCATTCCAAGATAAATGCTCGTATAGCATCATCTCAAATACTCTGTTCATCCTTTCTTCTGCTTGTAGTTCGTTAACTTGATTTTCCTTCGGCATTTGTTATATAATTATGAAACCTTTTGGCTTGATAGCTTCCACAGCCACCACATCCAAAGTTAAATGGTTCACCAAATAATGCTTGATAAACCTTATTGATTGATTCGTGTTTCCCTGGTTTAACACCTCCATAACTTGTTAGATCATCATATGCTTGTTTAATCTCTTCCCAAGTTGGTTGACCACCATTCCACTCAGTTATTTCTTGACTGTGTAGTTCTTCTGGTGATTGTGCTACTTTCTTCTTTTTACAGCTGGTACATCCCATATATATGTATATATTATTTATTTGTTGTTATAGACTTTTTATGTGCATATAAAACACCCTGGTATTCAATATCTAAGTGTGGGAACTTGTAAAACTCTATCTCGTATCCATTGTCCTCTAATAAACGCTCACAAGATACCAGACAAGGTAGGTTATGATACTCTATACCAATGTGTCTTATACCAGATAAATATTGTGGGTCTAAGCCATTTAAATACAACTCACCACCTTCTATGTCCATCTTTAGTACATCAGGTTTGTAATATCCTAAATATAATTGGAACTTTTCAATTCTATCAATATAATCCTGGTGTATTACAAAGTTCTTTATATTGAAGTTTGTTTTAAACCATTCGTAGCTTTGTGCTGATGGATCTACACCAGCTACAAACTTAGCTTTGTTCTGTATCCAGTACATTGGTGTTGGTGTGTGTTCTGAGTTTATTCCGCAACCTAAATCTAAAATTGTTTGACCATCTATTGGTAGAAACCTCCAATGGTCGCTTGGTGCTTCTGTGTGTATCTCTCCGGCTATCTTTCTTAATTTCATAAATCTTTTAATCTTTTATTTACGTCTTCCTTTATTTTGCTTTTAGCTTGTCTTATATAAGTCTGCACAGATGTTAAAGGTATCTCCATTTCTCTTGATACTTTATTCATTGAACCTAATATCAAATAGGCATCCATTAACGCCTTATGGAAAAAGTTTAACTCTGTGTAGCTTACCTCTAATATAGAAAAAATTAATTCTTTTTCAAATTGTTGTTGGTCTTCTTCTATTTCTAGTATGGGTGTTAGATCCGTATATTTAGATATTTCTCTGCGGATCTTGTAGTAGAATGGTGAGGTTTTGCTGTTCCAATTGATGCGGATGATGGCTACAATATAATATCTAATTGAATCATCATCATATGTCTTTAGAACCACATCGTCTTTTTCTAATATCTGTAAGATAACCTCGTGTAATAAGTCCTGGTGTAGATCGTGGTTGTTTGTTAATTTCTTAGCTATTTTAAGCAGTTGGTAATAGTTTCTGGTTATATAGCTCTCAATCTTTTTTTTCATTTATTAGTTTTCTAATATCGATAAGCACTTGGCACATCTCATAATTTTCTTCTTCCTCGTTTGTTATTAATGATGATTGAATAATTAAATCCACAACCGCATCTCTATTCATCCCTACGTGTGTTGATCTGTCTACCATCAAATATATTTTGTTCGCTATGTATTCACATAACTCTTCTTTATCCTTTTTCTTTAGGTCAAAATAGTCTTTTGGAATATCTATTTCATCAATTTTGACTTGTGCTTTTCTACCCATCGCCATACTGTTCCGTTTGCTTGACCTGTTAGTTTTGTTATCTGCTTATTAGAATAACCTTCTAAATGCAAATTTATCACTTCATCTTTTTCTTCTTGGGTTATCTCAGATCTTTTTCTTTTGGTATGTGGTCTACGCTTCGTAAATTTTCTACTTGGTCTGCCATACTCTTCTATGTTTGGAAAGTTACCATCTTTGTCTTTCCAAGGTAATTTATACCAAACACCATTCTCTTCGTTGAAAGTATAACCCATAACTTTCATAAATTCAAACGTTTGTTCTTTCTGATAAATATCTACATATGTGTTTGGATTGTTTAGTACCTTAGCACTACCACCGTGTTCACTTAAGTATTCTTGTCTTTCTTTACGGTCCAGATCAAGTTCACAAGCCTTACATCTAATCTTTAAGCGTTTATAAAAATCTGTATTTGGTAACCATTGTTCACAGTCCTGACAAAACTGATGGTCTTCTGGTGGTATAAATTCAATGGGTTCTTCTATCACTATAGGTTGAGGTTTTTCTACTCTAAGCCTTTTTTTGTATTCAGCTTTCTGCTTATTAAAACATTCATTACAGACTTTTCTAGTTCTATTCTTACCTTGTGTTGAGTGGTAATATGTGTAAAACTGATTATCGTCCTTTTCTAAATCACATTTGCTGCAACGACGCATAATAATAAATATCTGGTTTTAAAGCAAAAGTCCAGCTAGGTGATGGAGCAAAAACCTTGGCTGGACTTAAGTTGTATTTATAGTTAATATGTACTAATAAATATATACAATTTTTGTAAAAAAACAAAATGTATTGGTATATTTTTTTCTGAATTTGGCACAATAAAACTTCCGTATTTGGCACAAAAAAAGGTCCCAATTGGGACCTTTATGAATCAGGAAACAAATAGTTACAAAGAACCTAATTCAAAAATATTACTCATATTTATTTTGTTTTTAATGTGATTGTATAGTCAAGACCTAATTCGTTTAGGTTGTCTACAACGTAATTTAAGTTACCTATTAACTCGTTCTTTGGTGCATTTGACAATGCTGTAATAAGATTACGTAACGAACCATCAATTGTTGGTTTCATTGGTGTACGCTTTCTTTTTGGTTTGTCAGTTAACATTCTGTCAACTTTCTGTACGGTGTTGACCAATTTGTTTAGGTCGCTAAAGATGTTTGCCATAACTATTTGTTTTTGTTTATGATAATATTGTTTAACTCTACAATTCTTTTCTTAAGTTGTTGAATCTCAGCATATTCTTCAGGACAACCATTTGGTGATTCAACACACCATATTGGAACTTGTGATACAGGATTACCTTTGTACACTGGTAACTTTCTCATAGTGTAAGGATAACCTTGTTCAGTTGTGATAAGAATTTGTTCATTAGCTACATTCACCCAAATGTCTCTTTCGTTCTGTAATTCGTAAGTTGAGTGGTTCTTATCATAATCAAATGTTGATACGCTGATTAGATCTTTCTCAAAGTCTTGGTCTAAGTCAACCGGTCTTTTTGTTTCTAAGATTTTCATAACTATTTGTTTTTGTTTGCACAAAGATACGCAAATGTTTTTGATACCACCAAATGTTTTAATGTTAAGGAATTGTTAAGAAATAAAAAGACCCCGAACATCCCGTCCGAGGTCTTAGTCGCTTTCCTTCTGACAGATTGCGTTGGTACAGATATACTAGATCAATACTAATATAAACAAAAAAATTAAGATAACAAAATATCTGTTAAATTTTTTGCATCTTTTATATCCAAATAAGTTACAGTCTTTATAACTGTTGGATATGCTCTGTAATACCAGGTTGAAGCATTCAACTCACGTTGTTCCCAAACCAAGTCTTTTAACTTCTTCAAATTCCAAGACCATATACCTTCCGGTGTTGAGACAACAAACCTTACCCTTTTAGAACGCATTAGAGCCTCATATTTGGGCTTATCCATCAAAAGGGTATCATAGTGTCGTCCGCGACATTTAAACTCAAATATGACGTCCGTAGAGGGGCTATAACCATCCTTCCTGTTAAACTCACTTGTGTCTTGAAGATCTGGTATCAACTTTGTTTTAAGTAGCTTTATTAGTTCTGCTTCCTTGAGGTTAGTTAAAAAAGTTTTTCTATCTTTCATATATCCATAGTTATAGTCTTTTTATTTTCCTTCTTAATATATTCTGGAAAGAACACCTTGGTGTAGAACCTAAGAATGTAATTATCGTTTGAGTCCCTTACTTCTTCTTCTAGTTGAAGTAGGCTTTCTACATACTCTTTCTGTTGAGGATTTGTCATATCCTGAAACTGCTTAAGACCAATACCACCTTTTCTAAAGTAGATTGGTTTTCTTTCTTCTTGTTTGTTCTCCATTTTACATTTTTTGTTTTTTATTTTTATTATTATATGTTCTTAAACATCCTTTCCACCATACCTTGAGGTACTTCAACCTTTCAGGACAATTTGTTTTCATACCTTGTTGAAGGTAACTTTTGTAACAACCAAGTATCCAAACTTCATCCTGGCTAAGTTGAGGATGTAAACAATTTTGTTTATTTTCTAATAGTTTCTTAAATGTTTTCATATTATTATCTTTTTAAACCACTTTGTCTAAATATACCATTATCTTTTCTATTACTTTTTGGTACAATAAGTTGTTTTCTTTCTTTGGTACATTCAATGTATCTTACACCATTTATTACTACACCAATATACTTTTTACAAAACATCCTGATAATATCAACCTGTTTGTTTGTTAAAGTATACTTACCATTCTTTGTTCTTTCCTGAAAACTATGTATTAGTTTTAAGTCTACAGGTAGAATATTTTTCCAATATGGTTTTAAACTTTTCAGTAACCTTTTGAAAATTTTATTGTTCTGTGATATTTTTGTTTTCATAATACTTCTTCTATATAATTTTTTAATGCTGGTAATTTTTTAAAAATAATACTACTGTTTTCGTTGAGGGTAGTTCTTTCTTTAGAAGTTATGGAACCACCTTCAACAACTCTTTGTATTATACTAGCTAAACCATCCTCAAACTTTTCTTTAAGTAAAGAAAGTATATGTTCTTTTTCAAACTGTTTTTTACTAAGTGATGTATTAGTTGGTATAGTAGACTGATGTACCTCTGTGATATATTCTTCTGATATATTAGTTGATATACTTGGTTGACTCAAATTAGGATAGGGTGTTGACTGATTTTGAGATACCCCATTGAATGAATTTAGTATACCCTCTTTACTTAAATTAGTATACCCTATTGACTCATTTTGGGATACCCCATTGACTAAAATTGGGTTACCCATCTCATCAAAGTCATCGTCGTTGGTTATTAGTTTTGTGGTTAACATAGCATCAACAAGTTTTTGAGTTGGGTACAAATACCTTTTACCACCACTTTTTTGGTAAAAACTTAAATAACCAATTTTAACCAATTTAGATATTTTTCTGGAAGCAGTCGCTTTATTCTTCAACCCAAGCATCTTACATAAGGCTCCGTTTGTTATATAACATTTACCTTCAAGCTGGTTTAAAGAAATAACTTTAGCAATAATAATTTTACTATCCGAATCTATATCGGTCATTTCAAGTAGGTTGTAATCAATCATAAGAAATTTTTTGTTTATCATATCTATTTTTTAAATAAAAAAGGGCCATCTGGTACTAACTGCCTCTTACCTCAGTGTTCCCAAACAACCCTTAAAATCTTTAATGTCCATAATGTAAGAGGGGACTATAATGATAAATATATGCTTTTTTAGCGAAAGTACAAAATCCAAAGCCAAAAAAAACTTTTTTTGCCACAGATTTTTTTATTTGCCAAAAATTACATATATTTGATTATAATAAAATTTATAGATTATGGTACAGACAAAAAAAATTCAAAAGTGTGCATTCACAAAGACTTGGAGTGCACCAGATGGTAACACGATTTACTATCACGAAGTTCTCTTCAACGGAGATGAACAACCTTACATTTACGGTTCTAAATCTAAAGAACCAGAATTTCTTCAAGCCGGTGAAGAATTATCTTTCACAATCAAAGATGCTTTGAAGAGAACAATTACACGAGTACAAAATCAGGAACAATCACAGACGAAAACAACTACGTCTTCTTATGACGGTGGGGTTGGCGCTATGGTTGGTAATGCTATCACCAACGCTGTTAATTTGGTGGTTGCTGGAAAAGCAAATCTAGATGAGATTGAAGTGATCGCTGAAGAGATTTGTAGAGTTTCTTGTAGCCTCAAGTTAAAGTTTTCTAATAAATAAAATTGTTTTTTTTAAGTTTTGTTTAAATAAAGCCGGGAAGAGTGGTGTACTTCCTGGTTTTTTTTTGCGATATTTATATTAGACCGGTCGGACATTTGGTTACCTTTCATTTGATTTAATACTACAGCCATTGTATTGTTTTTTTATCCGACCGGTTTTTTTTGCCTTCAAATTTTTTTATTTCAAAACTTTCTAGTATATTAGTGTTATCAACAAAATATTTATAGATATGTCAAAAACAACAGAATGGTTCCTAGAACTACAAGAAAATGGGTTGGTATCAATATACCAATCAGTGGTTGAAGATATTGACCACGAAGTAATCACAGAAGATTTATTAACACTAAACCCAACAGACAATGATCATTGAGTTTGAAACAACCCAGAAAACGCTTTATTCGTTTAGCCTAGACCCAACTGAAACATCAAAGTTTTTGCATTGGCAATTAACACAAGATGGCCCCGATGAAAAAGATATTTTAAGATATTTAGAAAGTAGGGACTTACCTCGTCAAAATACATATTTTTCTCTAGAGATACAAAATATGATTAGTGACGAAAATGATGAAGATTAATTTTTTTTTGTTCTAATAATGGTAAAATAAAACGGCCGGTAGTTTCTACTACTGGCCCTTTTTATTATAAACAATAAATGAACTTATTCACCTCTCCACTTAGAGTAGCAAATAGCTAGTGCTTGATCTTGATCATATTCACCACCAATGTCTCTCATACATCTACTAATGAAACCTTGTTCATCTTCTGATCCTTCTGGTGATGGTACAGGAAAACCT